TCGAGATGGCCTAGAACCCGATCGACAAAGCCGAAGCCGACAGAGCCGAGCAGCTTGGCGACGATTGAGGCGATCATCTACGTCCTCCAGCCCCACCGCTTGGCGAGGTAGTAGAACACTTCCGTTCCCGCCATGATCGCCGCGCCGACTGCCGCCGTCATGATCTCCTCAATGTCCGGATTGGCGTTGATGAAGTCGCCATCGGCTGGGGAGAACAGGCCGCGAGCGATAAGCGCCCCGGCGACGTAGCGAATGATGATGCGTGCGATTGCGCCGTTCATTGACGGCCTCCTTTCACGATGGCTTTGAGGATTGAGAATAGAGCGGCCCAGAAACCGCCCGTGCTTGGCTCAGGAGCGCGCTTGACGGGTTCGGCGGGCTTGGGAGCCGGGGAAGGCTGGACGGGCGCGGGAGAGGCTGTCTTGGCATCGAACAGATCTGCCTCCGCAGCGCGACGGCGGGTCAGGCCCTTCAGCGTCTTGCCGCCAGCCTTGTTCCACTTCGCCAGTTCCGAGCGCACGGCACCGTAGTTGCCAGCGTTCAGTTTCCTCACGAGGGTTGACTTCGCGAGCGCGCCTGCCCCTACATTGTATGTGAACGAGACGAGCGCGGCGAACTGGTTATCGTTCAGTGGAACCTTCACCGCCTTCTCGACAGCCGCCGCATATTGGCCGAGATCGTTTGCCAGGATTTCGGTGGCCGCTTCATCCGACAGAACGAGGCCCTTGCTCGTGGCATGTTTCGGAGCGCCGGCCGCGTCGGTATGGCCGAAGCCAATCGTCCAGATGCCTACCGGGTCTCGATACCACTTCGGCTCGAAGCCTTCGAAACTCTTGATGAGCCGAAGCCCCGCCGCATTGATGCGTCGTGCGGACATGTCGTTTTCCTTATGTGTTGAAGTGAGGCGGGAGACGTGCAAAAGACGCCGCCATGACGAAGAAGATCCTCATCTGCACCACTCAGCGCAGCGGCTCGACAATGATCTGCGACGACATGCAGCGCGTCGGGTTAGGTAGGCCGGACGAGCATTTCTATTCGTGGGCCGATCCCGGCGAACGCGACTGGTCCGCCGTCTATGCCGACCTCGCCCGCGACGCGACCGCCAACGGCATTCAGGCCAGCAAGATCATGGCGAACAAGGTGCGGCTCGTGAACGGGCGGTTTTCGACCTTTGTCGAGGCGACGCAGCCCGGCCCTTACAAGTTCCTCCGCTCGGTCTATGCCGACGCGGTGTGGATATGGCTTCGGCGCGGCGACAAGATCGCCCAAGCCATCAGCCTGTTCCTCGCCGAAAAGAGCGGCGTCTTCCACTCAGTTTCCACCGCCGACAAGGGCGCGGGCATCGTTCCCGGCAAGGCCGTGTTGGCGGGTCAGAACGGAACAGCCATTCCACCCGTCGAATACGACTATGAGGCCGTCCGCAGGCACCTCGACTTCGTGACGCGGGGCGATCTGCTCTGGTCCGAGTTCTTCCGCATCAGCCGGATCAAGCCCATCTTGTGGGACTACGAGAGCCACAGCCTTGAAAAGGTGATCGCGCTGGCAAAGGACATGGGCATCGAGCCTGCCGTGACACGCGAGCGCAACCTGCAAAAGCTGCCGTCCGAGCGCAGCGCCGAGATGCGGGCGCAGTTCGTGGTAGACCTGTTTTCGAAAGGACCGTGATGCCGTCGCCCTGGAAGATCGACCCGCAGGAAGCGGCCCGGATGGAAGCCGCCCGCGACGATCATTCCGACCGCGAAGCCGCCGAATCCGAGCTTCGTTACTACCATGCGAAGAACAGCCCCGTGCCGCAGCATGTCCGCGACGCGCTTGCTGCCATCGCACTTGGCTACGATCCCGATCTGCCGGACGAGGACGATTAGTCGGTTTCGATGTCCGTAACTGCGTCGTTACCAGGCGGCGTCAAATCGGCGACCAGCTTTTCCAGCGTCTCGGTCTGCTTTTGCAGCGCCGCTACATGCTGACGAAGGGCTTCCGCCTGTGCGGCGATCGTCGTCTGGCGAATGAGCGCGTCGCCGAGCATCTGCGCAACGCGGTTATGAACGATCTCGTCAACAGTCATGTTGTCTCCTGTTAGGCCCCGATCAGGCCATGTGTGGTCAAATCATCGATCAGCGCTTTGACGCGCTCGGCGAGCTGCGCCGTGGTCACGCTGCCTGTCGCGAACGTCGTGCGGGTTGCGGTTCCAGTGGCAGCCGCCCACCCCGTCGCTCGCGAGCCAACAATTTTCGTTCCAGCTACATAGTAGTTGCCCTGCACGTTGACGGAGCCTGCAACGCCGACATTGGCCGCTGTTCCAACCGCCACCGTTCCTCCAGATGTGACACGAAGACGAACGGTGCCTCCTGTGGCAAAGCCTAGATCGTTTGCAGCCGTGTTATACATGCCGGTGTCGGGATCGCTGACGAACGAGAAGGTCGGAAGCGCAACGGACCCATCGCTGGCGCGCACCCGCCCCATGCCGTCCGCGTGAGCCGGTCCGGTGACGTAGAAGTATTGATCGCCGTTAAGGTAGCCGTTAGCGGCGAGGAATGGATGAGTCCATTTGCCTGTATCGGTGTGGTCCTGGATCGCGATGAAGGCGGTGGAGTGACCACCGGTCATGGCGGTTGCTATGAACCCGTTACCGCCGCCACGTAGGTCCGCCGCAGGACCGTGGTGCCCCGAAGCGAGGCGCATCAGCCGAAGCATCGTTCCCGTTCCAGCCTGGACCCACGAACTCGCACCCTCCCACAGAATACCGCCGTAAGATGTGCTTTCAACTTTTGTCATGTTGAGCAGCATAGCCGCTCCGTCACCATTTCTTCCTTTCTGATTAAAGATGCGAAGCGTATCCCCCTCGCCAATAGTGGTGTTGTTCAAGTAATCGGTCTGTTTGAGTTCTAGCTGTAATGCGGTATCCGCCCTTGTCGGGCCGTTTTCGCCCGAGCCGGTATACTCGCGCATGACAGTCATCGTATTGCGGCTACCTGAGTAGGTTGCTGCATCAGTGCTGAGTATGCGGTGGGCTGTTTTCCATGCGCCAGAATTCACACCAGCTACGTTCGTGCTAGTCGCCGTCGTCGCGAAGGTAAAAGCGCCATCCGCGTTCAGAACCTTCAGATTGCCGCTGGCGTCACCGACTGCCACGCCGAACAGGGTGGACGAGAGCGCCGTGCCGTTCCGGTAATAGTCCGTCGCGTTGACTGTGCCGGTGCCCTGGTAGGAGCCGGTCGCGGCACCCACCACAAAGCCGTTGGCAAGGGCGGCGCCTTGGGTGTTCACGCCTCCAACCGCGACGACGAATTCGAGTGCGCCGTCCTCTGACCCATCGGTGGGGTCAATGATGCGGCTCCGAAACTGCGTGTAAAGCGTCTCGTTTCCGCCGCTGTCCATCCCCCGGAACCGGACGCCGCCAAGCGCGTCGCTGGCCGCCGGGCTTGCGGAGGTTCTTGCGATGTCGACAAACGGACCTTGGCTAGCCCCGGCGTCCGACGACACCACCCGAATAGGCGCGGTGCCAGACGCCGTAGTCGAGAAGGTATTGATGTCGGTGAAGGTGTTCGTTCCCGCAGCCAGAACATCACCCGCGCCAGCCGCAACCCACGCCGTATCGTGATTGGTGTTGGATGCCTTGGCGAGAACCTGTCCGGTCGTGCCCCCTGCCGGGACGAGTTCAGGATCGAGAGGCTGGATCGCGCTGTCCGCGAGCGTGCCCTGTGCCGCCGTGGCGTAGTCGGTCGCAGCCGTCGTTGCTGCGGTGCCGAGGCCAAGGGTGATGCGCTGTGCAGCCGCATCGGCATCGTCCAGCAGAGCCAACCCGGCAGCCGTAGGGTTGACGGCGGCATACTCATCGAGGTTCGCGCTGTAAGCCTGAACGTCGGTTCCGATGGCAAGCCCGAGCGTCGTGCGCTGCGCTGATGCGTCGGCATCATCCAGCAGTGCCAGGCCCGCAGCGGTCGGGTTGACCGCTGCATACTCGTCAAGATTGGCGCTGTAGGCTTGAACGTTCGTCCCGATAGCCAGACCAAGTGACGTGCGGGCCGTCGCGCCGCTTTCGACCGTCCATGCAGCGCCGTCCGCGACAAGGAAATTGCCGTCTGTCTTTGCCAGAGCCGCAATCGCATCGAGATCGTCATCGTGCGCCTGGACGGTAACGCCAACCTCCGAAGCAATGGACTGCTTCGTCGTGAGCGGGTTCATCGTCTGCGTCGTGCCGGTGCCCGTCTCCGCTTCGAGCTGGGTAGCAAACGGCCTTCCTGCGGTCATCACCTGCGCAATGGTCGACTTCCCAACAGCTGCGCCCTCGGTCACGAGAACGTCGGTCGTGACAGGCGTTGCGTTCGCAGGAAGTTCGCTCGGCTTGATGATTGCCATGTCATATTCCCATGAAAAAAGCCGCCCGAAGGCGGCGCGTGTCTATGCAGTGATGGGCGGGCTAGAGCGCGCGGATGATCTTGTTCAGGACCAGCGTCGGCTGGACGTTGGCGTGAGCGCCGCCCGTGCCAGCGCTGCCTGTCGTGAACGTGTGCGTATGCGCCCCGGCGGTGGATGTCGTCTTGGTTTCCGCGCCGGCCGCCGAACTCATCGCAGGGCTGCTACCGAACCCGTCGCCGCGATCGACGTAAGAAACGGTGTGCGAGTGGTTGCCAGAGCTGTCAGTCGTGCCGGTGTGCGTGTGGGCGGGGATCTGCGCCGTGGTGAGGGTATGCGTCTCGCTGCCACCCACCGCACCCAGCGTGGCGCCGTCCACACCGCCGCTGCTTGTCGTAAGACGGTTTGCGGCCGTGCCACCCATGTTGTCCTTGCCGGCGACGACGCGACCGCGTGCATCCGGCACGTTGAACGTCGTCGTGCCGTCGCCCACGCCGAAGAGTGTTCCGATCACCGCGAACAGGCCGGCATAGGTCGTGCGCGAAACGGCCTGCCCGTAACAAAGCAGCCAACCGGTCGGCGCCGTCGATCCCGCATAGTCCATCATTATGCCGATAGGCGGCAGGGATTGGTCCATCTGCGATTTCGTTACGGCGTCGTTGTCGCTTGTCGCCGCGCCCATGTTGGTAATTCTGAACTCTCCCATGTTCAGATTGCCGGTCATCGGAGCGCGCCCGTCCCGCACGACTGTTAGCGAGAGAGCCGCAGCAATATCTTCCAACGGCGGGTTGTGCTGCGATGTCTGGATCGTCTGGCCTGTCGTGGCGAGATACCCACTTGGCAAGTTATACGAACCGTTGGTGGCGAAGGGCATCGGCTTGTTTCCAATCCGTGTTTAGGGCATGAATTTGGGGATGCAGATCGATCACGACCCGAACGAAGGGCGCCGGGATTACCGGCCTGAGCTACTGGTCTATGGAGCTATTGCCGTTCCGCTTTACGTCTCGACGCGCGGATGGCCTGTGCGAGGATGGCTGGACCATCTCGCGATATTCCTGTTTCTGTGCCTGCTGTGGTGGCTACTGAGCCCCAGCAGGGGCAACGCCCTGCTTGACGGCCAGGCCCATCAGAATGCGGGCAATGGCATCGCGTTTCGCCTTGGAAAGCTGCTGAACCGCGTTCGGCGCGGTCTGCGTGGCTGACTTCGACCCGGCAAGGATGATGTCCATCAGTTCCTTGACGTTCTGCTTGGTCATGTTGTCCGCGACGGCCTTTGCACCCATGCCGCCGAGAGAAGCTGCGCCGAGAGCCGGATTGACCATCGCCCCGCCGATGCCCAGCGCCGCCATCAAGCCATTCCCGGACGGTGAAAGCTTGCCGGCGAGGCGAAGGACATTCTGACCCGGCGATCCGCGCACGATCTTTTCCATCGCCGCCTTTTCGTCAGCGGTGAAGCCCCTGCCCTTTTCCAGAAGCCTGCGAATATTCTGCCGCGTGGCATTGTCGGCATTGCCGCCCGACCCTGTGGACGAAGCCCTGAGATCGGCCTTGCCGATGGCGTCGTCCACCTGTTCGGCGCGGCGCATCCGGCCCCACATGTTGCGGCCTTCCGTGATGGCCTTGGCCGCGTCGTCTGCATTGCCGGCAAGGATCTCGGAAGGACGGGCATTTGCCACGAAATCATCGATCTTCTCGATGATCATGTTGCCCAGCGCCTTTTCGGACGGGTCCATGCTCTTGCGCGCGCTGTCCGTGATGCGGCGCAACACGTCAATGCCTTTCAGCGTGACGTTGCCCTGCTGCACCCGCTCCAGTTCGTCCAGAACGGTTGCAATGCGCGGCTGTAGGCCGGGATGGAAGCCGAAGTTGGCGAGTTCGACGCGGATGTCATTCCCAAGGCGCTGCACACCCTGCGGGGCAAACACGACACCTGCATTGTCTGCCGCGTCATAAGCCGCCTTGGCTGACGAGCGAAGATCATCGATCGACGGGATGTTGGGCTTCTTGTTGAACAGACCCGCCACCTTGGACAGACCGGCCGAAAGCCCTTCGCCTAACAGATTGCCGCCCGCTCCGCCGAGCGCGCCCATGCCAGCGCCGGAAAGCAGATCCTGGTCGTTTCCGGCCGCCGTGAGCGCTCCATAGCCCGCGCCTTCCGCAGCCATGAGGCCGGTTCGGGCCGCTAGACCACCCATGCCCTGCATCGCGCCCGTGCCAAGCCTACCGGCGAGTGTAAGGCCCTTTCCGGCAAGACCCATCGGCGTTGCAACAGCTCCGCCGATCTCAGCAACGGTTCCCGCGCCCCCTGCCCTGCCCCTCGCCTCCTGCGTCATCCCGCGCTCGGCTTCGGTTCCCTGCCCCCCGAGGATACCCGCGATCTTGTCCGCATAGCCGAACGTCATCCCATTGGCGGCGAGACGGGCCATGTCGTCGGCTGCTTGTGCGGCGTCGACATACCACGGCTTGTCTTCGGGAAGACGGTCGGTTTTTGGGGCTTCGCCCTGCTGGGCAAACCGCTTCTGGAGCGCGCCCTTGATCACGTCATTGGGCGTTCCATCCGGGAACTCCGCAATAGTGCCGTCCGGGAGTTCGACTTCGATCATTCGAGTTCGCCCGTCTCAGGGTTGAACCGCAGACGCTTGCCCGTCGTGGCAGCGGGTGGCTTGCCAAACTCCGCCAACGGGTTCGTCAGGCTGCGGAGCTTCGCCGTTGCTTCCTGCCGCGTCATCTCGCCGGCCATGACAGCCTGTGCGATCTGGCCCTGCTGCTGCTTGTATTGGGCCAGCCCGCGCATGACGCTAAGGATCTTCTGATTGCCGCCGGGCGTGTTCCACAGGTTCGGGAGCGAACGGGTGAACAGTTCGACATCGCGGTCGGACATGGTGCCGGAACCGGGCTGGCGCTGGGTCGGGACGAGCTTGTTGATGAGTGCCTGAGCGGCCTGCAAATCGCTCATGCCCTCGCCGCCGATACCGCGCTGCGCAAGCCAGCCGGCAATACCGTCCGTCACGCCGCCATTCTGGCCTAGCAGCGTTTCCAGTTCGCCGATGACGGCAATGTCCGCATTTGCCGCCATGCCCTCGGTTGCCATCGCGTCGAACGTTTCGGCCTGCTTTTCGGCAAGCTTCTTGTCGAACGCGCCTTCGGCCTTCTGGTCGATATTGACCTGAGACGCGCCGGCCCGCTTCTGCTCGATCTGCCAGTCGGTGAACGTGCCAGCGTAGCCCTGCTGCTTGGCGTATTCGTATTCGCGCACGTCGGTCGGCTGTTCCGGCTTGCCGCCATAGACCTGCTCCAACTGGCCCGTCTTGCTCGTGCGGAAGATCGACCCGTCGCGGCCGGTGATGAAGTCGTATTCCTGTTGAGGACTGCGCATCCTCTCCAGTTCAAGACGTGCCTTTTCCATTTCGAGCGCGCGCATCGGGTCGTTCTTCTGTATCTCCTGCTCAAGAAGGATGCCCGCAATGCTGCGTTCCTGCGCTGAGGCATAGGGGCTGGACAGGGCTTCGATGATGGCCGGGTTCAAGCCGCCGTTCTGCGCCACCTGGACGGGCTGTGGAGCGTTACCGGCCATCTCGGGCATGGGAATGCCACCCGGAGCCGCACCGGGCATAGGTGGGCCGCTCTGCGGGCCAGGCTGCACGCCAAGCAGCGCCATTGCCTTCTGACGATGCCCTGCCATCTGGTTGTTCACCTTGTCCGCGACGGTGCCGGGTGCGCCGCCATTGTTGGCGTCGGAACGGTCATAGCGCCCCACACCGCCCGCGTTGATGGCGGAGTAGATGTCGAGCAAGCCCATGCCGGGCTGCACGCCGGTATCCTTAAGATACTTGGCGACCGCGCCATCGGGACCGAGCTGCGACCCAATCGGGTTGTTCCAATCGACGCCGTATTGCTGCGCCTGCGGCTCGCCGAACTGGATCAGGCCCTTGTGCTGGCCCCACTGCGTCGTCGGCCCTGCCTTGGTCGGGTCAAACGTTCCGCCCGTCTCATAGGAAATGGCCGTGGCGAGGTCCAGCGGGTCGATGCCGAGCGACTGCGCCGTGGCAATGATGCCGGTGCGAATATCTCCGCCGGGTGCATCGCCGAATGCCTGCGAAACCCGGCTTGACGCATAGTCCATCGGGGTTGCTGCTGGCTGTCCAGACGTGGGAGCAGGCGGAAACTGGCTTGGCGGGTTCGAGCCGCCACCAAGCCCTCCGAGAAGGGCTGCAATGCGCGACTGCGATTCCTTCGCGTTGGTTTCCGATGCCTTGTTGGCCCGGCGTTCCTTGATGACACCACCCAGCGCGTTGACAACTCGGGCCGCGCCCTGGGTCCAATGGCCCACGGGTGACGTATCGACGCCCTGCGCCAGAAGAGCCGCCGCAATTTCACGGTCGCGCGCAATCTCTTCCGGCGTCTTGCGGGTGCCGCCGGCTCCCCAAACGAAGGTTTCCAGAGGATTGGTCGCGAGCGCCATTGTCAGCGATCTCCCATTCCGAACATGCCGCCCGGACGCCCGTTGAACTGGAGCGGCGGACGCTGCGCGGGCGCCATCGGGCTATACTGCTGCGGAGGGCGAAAGGCAGGGGCCATCGGAGAATAAGCCCGGTTGCCACCCATCGGTGGCTGTCCAGCCGGTGCCATCGGCGAGAACTGCTGCGGCGGCATCTGCGCGGGAGGCATGACTGCCGGCGCTATCGGCGAATACCGGGTGTCGCCGCCCATTGGCCCGTTGGGCATGGGCGCACGGGGCGAGAACTGCCCGCCGGACGCAACCGGCATGGAAAGCGGTTGCTGGACGGGCGAAGTCATCGCACGCGCATCCATGCCCGGACTGGCATTGAACGCGGGCCGGGGCTGCTGCATCGGCGCGTTCATCATGCCCATTGCCATCGAAGTCGGGCTGTCCGTCATGCCGGTGCCGAAATATGCGCCGGGCTGGGCGCCACGACCCATCTGAAGGTTGCCGCCATCCATGCCCCCGCCGCCGGGAGGGCCGTTCTGCTGGGGCTGCATCCAGTTCGTATACGTCGCCATGTCAAGCCACCTTTCCGTAATCGACCATGCGATAGCCGCTCGGGTGCATCGTCACCGCGTCGGGGTTCGTCTTCTCGACATCCTGGGCCATGACGCCCATCTGCATCGGCCCGCCCGCCTTGTAGCGGTAGAGATAGACCGGCGTGCCGGCATCGGTCTGGCCAACGCGCTTGATATCGGTCTTCAGCCGGCGATCCGAGAACAGGCCGAGGCCCGCGCCGAGAAGCCCGAACATGCCGCCCATCTTGGCCTGCGAGGCTTGCAGCTCGGACTGGTATTTCTGGTTCACCAAGCCGGTATAATCGACACCCGCCACGCCGGTCTGAGGTGCCGCTCCCGACATCTGCGCCGGGTTGGACACCTGAGATCCCGACATCAGCGCCGAAATCTCGTTGATCGGCTGATTGCGGGTCGAAAGCGCCTCTCCGAACGCCTGTTGGCGGCCGGTCAACATCAACTGGTTGTAGGCGTCGTTCTTCGTCTCGCCGAACCGCGACATTTCGCTGTCATAGGCCGCCGTGCCGGGGCGGATGCCGCGATTGATCAACTGGCTTTCGAGGCTGGACCGCTCCTGTTCAAAGCGAGGGTCGAGACGCTGCGCGCCGAGATCATAGGCCCAATTCGCCGCGTCCTGATTGTTGAACTCGAACGGCTGCCCGAGATAGTCCCGCATTGCCCCGGACTGGTCCGCAGCCAGCCCGGCGAGATTGCCCTGTGCGACCTGCGACTGCTCGAAAATGGCCTGCTGTTCGGGCGAAAGGTTCGTGGTCTGCGTGTATTTAGGGACCGTAAACGGCTTGCCGTCCGCACCGATGATGGTGCGGGTTCCGTTCTCCGTGTAGGACACGTTGCCCCACGGGTTCTGCTGGTCCACCATGTTGAGCGCCTGCTGCGTCTGCGCAGTGGTGTTGTTCCACTGGCTTTGCGCCTGCGCGGTCGTCCACGGATCGGGGGCTTTAGGTGTTGAAACCATGTCAATACCTGTAGTCAGATTTGAGGATGCCGAGGACAAAGCCGTCCCGGCCTTGGCCGAAGTGATTGCGCATCAGACCTTCGATCTCGCCGCCCAGCCGTTCGGTGATGCGGACGACTTCCGGTTGTTCCGTGATGACCGTTATTCTTTCGCACCGCAGCGCGCCGAACACGTAATGGCCGACTTCCGCCAGAAATCCGCGCGTCCACCCGTGCCCGGCAATCGTCACATGCACGTCGGTGACTTCGTAGTGGTTGAAGACGACCCCGGCGACGATCTCGCCATCCTTCTCAATGCCCATTGACGTGAAAGGGGGGCAGATCACCGAACCGACACGCTCCCCGACAAACCGGGCAACCCGGTCGTCATCAACGATCTTCACGAAAGCACTTCCGCGACCTGGTAGAGGCATTCAAGCCGGATGATCTCGGCATCGAGCGGCACGGTCGAACCGCTGGTAAGCTGCCCCGCGAAAGAGACGGCATAGCCCTGCCCGCCGACCGACTTCCATTTCTGCGACACGACAGACTCGCGGCCGGCTCCCCACACTGCCGAACCCCATACGCCAACGCCCCATTCCGAGCCGACAGGAACGGGCGTTGCCTGCGGAGCGGTCGGAACGGTCAAGTCAAAGTCGAACTTGGCCGAAATGCTCGAATTGAGGCTTGTCGAACCTCGCAGAACCAGTCGGGCAAGCTGGGGAAGCTTCAAGGCGGCCGGGTTCTCGAAATCCTCGAACAGCGGGGCATAAATACCCGTGTATGTGTCGCCCTGATCGGTCCCGCCGATGCCACCCTTGACGACCTTGCCGTTTGTCGAGCCGAAATAGAGTTCTCCGTTGAACACTTCCATGCAGCGCGCGTGCCAGCCGGTGAAGCGTGCCCATGCACCGGTTCGGGCATTGACCACGAACACGACGGGAGTTTCATCGCCAATCGTCGGTGGGACGACAAGCACCATCTGCGATTCCGCCCAAATCTTGCAGAACCATCCCGTCAGCCCGCGACGGTCTACCGCTTCATTCCATGCCTCTTCGATCTGGTAGGACACAGCGGACGGCGACAGGGCCGCAAGATCGCGCTGGATTGCCTGAGAGAGAGGAACCGCGCCGATCGACGTTGCGATGACCAGATCGCCGCCGGCCCGGATGAACGCTTTGTGGCCCAGTGGCTTGCCGATCTTGTAAACACCGACCTTGCCCCAATCGGTTGCCGAATCCGGGTCAGATCCCTGGAATACCGCGACCTCGCCTTCCGTCGTCGTGAAGATGCACTGCTCTGACAATCCGCCGGATGCGCCGCTGTCCAACGACCATGCCTGGCCGAACAGGAGCGACCCGCCCAGCCCGAAGGTGCCACCGAGAGGGAACGCCGTGGCATTGCCGCCGATCACGTCCACGTCGTCCATGTAGTGCCCGGTCAGGCTGTTCTTTTGGATGAAGAACAACCGGTTCTGGTAGACCCACACATAGGACATGTCCGCTGATGTGAGCGCACCCGAAAAGGTCACGCCGGGCGAAAGAGAAGCCTCAGTCCCATTCGCCAGCGCCGCACCCGTAACAGGGTCCGTGATCGCCTCATTGTCCTGAAAAACGCCGGTCTGCGTCTTCAGCCAAAGCTTGCCGGATGTCGTATCGCCGACGATCTTGACGATAACGCCGGTTGCGGCCGACGTTCCTCCCGTGACGGTCTGGCCCACCGTGAAGGCACCCGTTCCCCCGTCGTAGTCTAGGCCCCAAATCCCCCCCGCCACATTCGGATAGAACGTCGTGCCGTCGAAGATGAACCCGTCGTCCTCGCCATTGACGCCGATGAGGTAGGTTCCGCCCGTCGTGGCGAACTGCACCACCACCCAATCGCCGCCGGTCAACCCGTCATAGACGGGCGTCGTGCTGGCGACATCCACGATGCCGAATACGTCGCCCAGCCCGTCGCCCAGTTCATCGCCCAGCCCGTCGCCGATCGTGGCGCCCTCGGCATAGACGATCGTGGTGATGTCGTAGATCGCAGCCGCCGTGGCGGCAAACAGGTGCCTGTCCGTCCCGACATTGTAGGAAAACAGCGACAGCACGTCTTCTGTCGCATCGTTGAGCGTGGCGTAAAGCTCCGAACCGCGACGCAGGATGACGCTCGTGGCGAGCGGAAAATAGTTGTCCAGAATGGCCGCGCCCTGCGGCAGTCCGTTGCCTGCGGGCTGTGCCAGGTTGCGGTTTGCTACCCATCCGCCCACAGGGGCAGGGAAGCCCTTGAGGATCGAACTGCGGGGGTGAGGCTGTGCCGCGCGGCGTGCATACATTTACGCCCCCAAAGTTCCGGGATAGGCATTCGAGACAGACGCGGGGAAGCGGGCCGGGCCGGTGAACAGGATGCGCGACCCCTTGTCCCGTCCGGCAATCTCGGCAAACGCCTTCTCGAATGCCGCCTGCTCGCCGGTCACGTCGAGCTTTTTCTGCTCGCGCCAACGCCAGATCACGCCCAGCGTCAAAAGCCGCTCAGAGAGCTTGAACACGTCGCCATCGCGAAGGAACTGCGTTTCATCCGAGCCGACCTCAGGCGTGACGATGTTCTTCGAGATGTAGGGAAACTTGGTCGTTGACCCTGATGCAGGAGCCGGGACGAACTGGAACAGGTTGCCAAACAAGATCCACGAGCCGGGCGTTGCCGTGAACCCCTCTTGGGTCAGAAGCAGCCATTCGTTCACGTCGTTGATGCGGCTGTAGCCCCATGCAAACGAGGCCGTGTCAATAAGATCGGACTTGATCAGCATCCGGTCATAATCAGTCGGAAGGGCAAAGTCTGTCGTCGTCCCGTCGCCCGTGAATGTCGCAACCTTCGTCAGCGCCTGCCAGTCGTGCGACTTCGCGATGTCCTGCGCGACCTCATTGGCGAGGTCGGCAAGTTCCATCTCGAACGTATCCGTCGCCGAGAATATGGTCGACGGGCGCGTGCCGTTAAGGCGAAGCGCCGCCGACTGGAGGGCTGAGAGGACGGTCATTTATCTTCATCCACAACGTCAATCGGGCGCCACTCGACAGAGCCATCAGACCCTCGCCATGCCTGCTGAAGGATGCAGTTGTTATGACGCCCAACTTTAGTGCGCAGCCAACGCAGGTTCATCATAGGCTGATAATGCACCTCTTCCCTTACGAGGATGATGGTGCCCGTCGATTTATGTTCATGGGCGCTATTGCTAGGCATCAGGCGGCGGCCTTGTCCGCTTCGGCGAGCATCCGAACCAGCGTTTCACGTGAAGGCGTGCCGCGCGGTGCCGAGCCGGTGAGTTCCTTGATGCGGGCCTTCAGTTCGTCGTCGCTTTCCTCGTCGGACACGCGGCCCGACTGCAACGCTACCATCTGCCGGCGCATTTCTTCCACCTGCGCGTGAAGCGAGGCATTGTCGGCGGCAAGGCGCGTCACGTCGGCCGACCCCTTGGCGTTGTCGAGGTAGGCTTGCGCCTGGTCCTTCAACTCGCGCCCGCCGATGCCGAGCGTCTTCAGGTTCTTGCCGTCGAGCGCGGCCAGCGTTTCGGCGCTGTAGATCGAAAGCGCACGCAGTTCCGCGCGCTTGGCATTGGTGAGGAAGGGCAGTTCCTCCAGCGGCGTGCCGGATGCGCGCTGCTGGTGACCTTCCTTGAAGGCACGATACTGCGCGGCCCAGCGTTCGGCGTAGGAGACGGGCCTGCCGTCAACCTTCTTCCACATCGAAAGGGCGGGGAATGTCGGGATATAGTTCCGGTCGGCCGCAATGCGGACCTCTACCATCTCCACATCCTCGTAAATCGGGCGTCCTGCCTTCTTCGTCTCGGCCTCGTTGAGGACGGCGATGGTCTTGAAGACCGGCGTGATCAGGCTGTCATTGTCGGGGCGTGCCATAGGTGTATTCCTTCGTTTCTGAGACGGTGCAAAAGGAAAGGGGAGAGCCCGAAAGCCCTCCCCCGTTGTCGTTACGCGGCGGTCGCGTCATCCATGAACGGACGATGGATCTCGAACTCGGCAAGGCCGGTCGAGGGCGTGTCCACGGCAGAGGCGCCGAGAGCATTCTTCACGCGGTCGCCTGCCACAACGGTGTCATCCACCGAACCGGCGGTTGCCGTTGCATAGACGAGCGCGTTGTCGAGATAGCCGGCGAGCGCCTTACCCACGGCCTTGCCGTCGATCTGATACCAGCCCTTCGTGTTGGCGACGGTCGCGGCCATCGCCACAGCAACCGGGCCGATGGCATTAGCGGCGAGACGCGCGGTCGAGTTGTCGTCGGAATTGTAGGTCACCCACGTTCCGCGCTCGGTGTTGGCCACGCCCTTCAGATAGATGAACTCGCCGGCCCCATAGGTCGGGTCGACGGCGGTGATGATCGTGCCGAGCGGCGTCACATCGTTGTAGGCGGCGGCGGCAACGACTTCGCCAATGGCAGGATAGCCCTGCCCTACGGAGATAGGACGGAAGGTCATGTCATGATCCTTTGAAGATGGAGGGGAAAGGAAGCGGGCCGTAGCCCACATCACTCATCACGACGCGGTGTCGGAGTCGTAGAAGCGCCACGTGAACAGCGGATTGATGAGCGTCAGTTCGCCCATCCAGCCGATATACTGCGCGATGGCATCCTGGTTGATCGGCTTCTGCCCGTCGCCTTCGAACAGCTTGTCGAAGTTGCGGTTCGGGTTGTAGCGGAGAGCCAGGCTGTCCGTCTCCAGACCGTAGGTCGTGTCGTCGGGCATGTTGTTGTTCAGGCCCGAGGCAAGCACGATCTCGGCACGGCGACCGCCGCCGACATACTCGATGGACGAGAAGCCGAGCGAGGCAAGGCTACCTTCGCGCTGGATGCGCTGGATGGCCGTGGTTGCCGCGTCGTAGGCCCAGTAGTGCTGTTCCGACATGACCAGCAGATCGGCGCCACGGCGATTGCGCGAACGCTCCGAGAAGATGCGCGAGAGCATCGGGCGGATCGTCGTGGAATCAACCTGCGTGCCAATGTCGGTGAACCCGGTATCGGCGTCGTAGGTCGTGGTGCGCCACAGGGCATACGTATTGCGGTCGATGCCGCCATAGGTGCCCGCCGTGGCCGGAGCAATCGGAACAGCGCCGGCAAGGCCGGTGAGCTGCTTGCCACCGTCGCCGGTGCCGTCCGAATGCAGGGCCTCGTCCATCGCGTCGGTGAGCGAATTCTCCGCCGCCGACATGTAGGATTCGAGGATGTCGTGGATCTGGTTCTCACCCTCGTTGTTGAGGATTTCTTCCATCGTGAGGGTGATGGGAACCGCGACCATCTTCGGGGTCCAATACGCATCGTTGAACAGTTCAACGGGCGGATTGTCGAGGAAGTCATAGCCCGAATACCACTGGGCCTGGGTCTTGTCGATCTGGAGCGTCTGGCGGATGCGGGGACCGGAGTAGGTCTTCCACAGGCCCTTGCGCTTCAGGACGGCAAGCACGGGGTTGGAGTTGGACACGAGGTCCTCGATGGCGGAGGAACGCATTTCCAGCGCCGTCGAAAGCACCTGCTGATAGGCAGCTACGGTGTTGATAGCCATTTTCAGGTTTCCTTCTAGCCGACCTGCGCTGCGGCGCGGCGGAGGGCTTCACGGATTGACGGAGGAGGCGTTTTCTTGGCTGACGGGTTTGAGCCGTTTGCCGGTGCGCCTGTGATGGATTTCTGCCCGGCCGGGTTGAGCGGCTTGGGCTGGGGTGCGGCGGATGAGGCCGCTTGGTTAGCCGGAGCGAACCCGAACTTGCGGGCGCGTTCCTCAACGTCCGCGACTGCCTGATGATAGGCGGAGTCGGGATCGTATCCCTGCTTGACGTAGGCCGTGACTTCCGCCCTCAGATCCTCGAAATGGGGCTTGTCAGCCGCCCATTCCGCGAGAGTGCGTTCGTCCGAACTCGTCTTGTATTCCTGGACGATCGGCTTCAAGCCGGTCAATTCCTGCTTCAGCGTCGCCAATTCCTGCTTCAGCGTGGCGATGGTCTGATCCTGCCCATATCGGGCTTCGTCAGGATGCTGATTGAGGATGTGAGCGGCGACCGCGTGCAGCGAAATGCCGAAGTGATCCGCGACCTTCTGGAAACCCTGCATCGGGTCGCGGGCGAATGTCTCCTCGAAATCGCGCACCTTCTGGAGCGACTGGGCGAGGTCGCCGCCGTTCTGGCGGGCCAGTTCGTCATATTGCCGCACCTTGTCGTAATTCTCGGCGTCGGCCTTGTATTTCTGATGCCCTGCTTCAAGCTCGCGAATGGCGCGATGGACCTCTGCCTTGACGGGTTCTGGCGCTGTCTCCCATGCGGCCTTGGCATCGGGCGAGAAGCGCGACGGGGCCTCACGGTGCGGCGAGGCGTCAACGGGCTTCTGCGGTGCCTCTGCGGCCTGCTGTGCGCCTTCTGGAGCCTGTTTCGGGACGAACTTGCCGGATGGGTCGCGCTCGACGGGCTTGGCCTCTGCAACCGGCTTCTCGGCCGGCTTCTCAGCGGGCTTTTCCTTCGCCTTGGCCGCTTCCTTGGCGTTGACCTGTTCCTGAGCGCGCTTGATGGCCTCTGAGGCGGACAGTTTCGCTTCCGGCTTGGGAGCGGGTTCGGGCTTGTCTGCGACAGGCGTCTGGTTGCCCAATGGGGCAGGCGTGCGGACCTGTTCGGGATCGATGATTGCGCCAAGGGGTTCGGCGGGCGCGTCAACGCCGCCGGCGAGGATGTCGTCGGTCATGGGTGTTCTCTTCGTCTGAGGAAGTGCGGGCGCGTCTAGCCGTTCTTGACGCGGTTGATGGCCTTCGCCACCGTTTCCCGGATCGCCATCCGGTCTGTGCGCGGCCGCTTCGGCTTGCGGAACCGCTGGGGATCGTTCCCCACCTCAATGCAGCCATTCGCCTTCGTCACGCGGCGAAACGCAGACTTGGACTCGTATATCTTCCCGTCGCAGGGATGCTCGGTTGCCGACATGTGGTCGCCTATGACCATCGGCATCGGTAGATCGGAACGCTTGGCCTTCTCTTCCTGCACCCGGCGGTAGACCTGACGGCCCTCGCCGATGTCATGCCATGCGTAGGTCATGCCGATGCAGCCGCGATGCCCGCCACGATCACCTTTGCCGCCTCCTGCGGGATGCCGACATAGGCAAGGCGGTTTTCAGGATTGGCCGGGGGCGTAGCGCCGAGCGTGATCTGCGACACAAGCTCCTTTGCCTGTGCGCCTGGAAAGCCGATTGCCACGAGGCGCTTTTCATTGCCCGTCTCGGCGGCGATCTGCGAGGCGAGTTCCTTCACCTGCGGGTAGGCCATGCCGAGATTGGAAAGCTTCTGTGAAAAGGTGAGTGCCATGTCCGGTTCCTCAGCTTAGGACGATTGCCGTGATGACGCCGCCAGCAACCGTGAATGTCACGGTGTCGACATAGGTGCCCGTCACGTCGATTTGAGAAGCTTGCGCATCCTGCACCACAGCGAACGTATCCCCGCCCACAATGGTGACAGGCTCGCCATAGCCATTGACCGGCGTGACCGGCGCTCCGTTGTCGGTCAGAACGACCGGCCTACCCTTGACCATTGGCCTGCCCCTTCATTGCCGCCGCCTGTTCGTTCAAGGCCGACTTCTGCGCGAAGGCCCGTTCATTGTGCTGGGCCTGCTGTTCGGCCTGCTGGTTCTTGATCTCGGCTTGCTGGACCGCGCTCGAGGTCTGGATTGCCGCCTGCTGCTGCTTGGCCTGCGCGTCGATCTGTGCGCTTTCACGCTTGATCTGCAACTCGGCTTCCTTGGCCTGCAATTCCATCTGGAGCTTGGCCATCTCCAGTTCGCCCTTCTGGCGATCACGCTCCATCTGTGCCTGGAGCATCGCCATCTTGGCCTCGTTCTCCTGCGCCTTGAACTGAGCGTCCTGCTCCTGCGCCTTGGCGTCGGCCGCCATCTTGGCCTGTTCGATCTGCTGCTTGGCCTGAAGCTCCTGCTGCTTCATCTGCATCTCGGCCTGTGCCTTCTCGGCCTCTGGATTGGGCTGCGGCTGCGATGCCATCGCGCTCATCTGCTCGACGGCCTCATCGATCTTGCCCTCCAGTTCACGACCGGCTCGGAACGGCGCCAGCGCGAACTTCAGGATCTCACCCACGAGCGGGGCAAAGCCCGGGACGCCGATCAACGGGGCAAACTGCTGCATTGTCCCGCCCAGCGCCGTCGTGAACTCGGTTCGGGCTTCCTTCTCTGCCTGCTCGTCGGGCTGGATGGTCGAATCCGTCTCGATATCCAGCACGAAAGGACGGGTCTTTTCGTCCTTGAGGAACTTCATCACCTGTTCGCGCGTCGGCGCCTCGCCCAACTTGGCGATCTGCTGCTGCGCCTTCTGGACGATCTCCTGCTGGACCTTCTGCGCCATCTGTTCCGCCTGTTGCGGATTGGCCTGGGCCTGCTCGACCATCTTCGGGTCGGCCATCGCCTCCTGAAGCTTCTGCTGGAATTCCTGTTCGGCCTGCTTTTCGATGCCCGCGACCTGCTTGGCAATGTCCTGCTCAGACGGGATTTCCATCTGCGCCATTTCGATCAGGGTCTTTTCATCGAACTCCTCGGCCATGATCTCGGCACCGATGCGAACCATGTCGCGGGCGATGCGGACCAGTTCGGCTTGCTTGTCCCTGATGCGAACCGAACCATACTGGGCTTTCAGGTTCTGCGCCGTCGCTGTCTCGTCCTTCTCGGTCGAGCCGCGCATGATGTCCGACAGGCCCATGATCTGATACACGTCGTCAATCACCTGCCGGCGAAGCTCGACAAGCTGGGCAACCGTGGTCGAGATGATGTCGATCGGCAACCAGATGATCGTGTCGCCACCCGAACCGAATGCGGCCCAGTTGGAGATCGGGACCATCATCTTGCGGTTGTCGTTGATCTGGACAGCCGCTTCGATGGCCTCGCCGATCTCGCCCCCGCCGGGATAGAAGCCCTTGACCTTGATCGCCTCGGACAGCGCATGGATGCGCGCCGTGAGTTCGTTCACCTCCTCAAGCTGGTCCTTGTAATACAGCATGTCCGGCACGGGAATGAGCGACCGGCGCTGTGTCGTGGCATAGGCAGGCTTGGGGCACGGGAAGAAGCCATCCAGCTTCAGGTGCGGCGGCGCTTCGTCAAGCGTCTGTTCGATGCCCTCCGTGACCCAAACGACCTTGTTCTCGGTCCTGGACCAGATTTCCCATACTTCGGCCTTTTCGACCGCATTGGCCGCGCCGCGCTTCTTGTCGTCCTTCTGGATGTTGAACGCGGCCCGCTTTGCCAGGCCTTCCCCGAAACGGTCCTCGAACTCATCCTCGGTCAGATAGCCGCGCTTGGCGACCCAGCCGACCTCGGACCACTTGCGGGCCGGATCGTGCAGGAAATCCTTGCGGTCCACGTGCTCATAGCAGACCTTGTCCGAATAGCCCTTCTTGTCGCCCTTCGTCTCGTAGCGCACCCATGCGACACCTCTGGCCTGGATAGCCAGATCGTCACGAATGAGCCGCATCGTCTCGTCAATGTTGGACAGATCGAACGAAACAATGCTGACACGCTCCAGAAGCTCGGATGCGGTCTGGTAAAGCCTGCGGCGGTCCTTGAACTTGGGCGTCACGACAGGCACAGGCGGGCGGGCATATATCGAAGGCCCAAGCACCTGCACATTGGCCCAGAACAGTTGGAACTCGCGCTCGCGCGACACAGCAGCCAGCCGCTTCAGTTCGGCATACTGCTTGTCGATGTTGTCGGCCTTGTTCTGATACTCCTCGAACGCCTTTTCCGCATCGCGGAGCAGGTTGAGCCACGGCGCAGATTCGCCAGGACGCTCAGAAGGCTCGTATTCGGTGTCGGCCGTCGCTTCGATCATATGCGTATCCTTGACCGTGGCGGCTCTTGCGGGGGCGGAATGATGAACTTGCCGGGAGGCGGGACGACCGGCTTGTGCTCGACCACCTCAGGAATGACCCGCCAGGACAGCGACAGATACCGGAACGCATCCGCCAGATGGCTTGACCAGTCGTGGATCTCGCTCGCCTTGAACGCCTTCTTGTCGTCGTCCCATTCGCGCCGGTATTGCTCCAGCGCCGAGATGCCCTGCTCCTCGCACCTGTCATGAAACACGCACCGGGCAAGCGTCTGACGAGCCGCGTTGATGCCGTCCATCTTGGATGCGTTGATACAGAGCTGCGGATTCAGGCCGAACTCCCGCATCGTCTCGACACGAGTTCGACCCGAACCCCATTCCTTGATCTTGGCGTCATGCGGGACGAAATCGACGCCCGATTTCCAGCCATGTTCCTCAGCCCGCTTCTGCACCACGTCGGCATAGTGATCGAGGCCGACACCCGATGCCGAATAGCAATCGAGGATGAACACCTGGGCGCCGACGACCTGAAACCACCAGATCGACGTGTCGTCCTTTACGCCGATGTCCCAAGCCCGATGAACCGGCCTGCCCTCTATCGCCTCTAACTCAGGATCGATGCGGCCTTCCTTGCGGACCGCGACCATCTCACGGGCATAGAACGCGCCGAGGATGGCAGCATTGAACGAGCATTCGTATTCCTGCTCGAATTGCGCGCGGCCTATGTCTTCTCCGTAGAGCGCGATATATTCGTCTAGGCTTTCTTCGATCTGGTCTAACGAGAGTGCCCCGGTATCGTGGATGCTCAGGACTTCCGCGAACCACTTCGGATTAGCCTTCGCCATGTCGAACATGGATTTGGCATGGTTGCGACCGCGTGGGGTCGTGATGAAAGCCGCCCAGCCTTCGTTTTCCTCCAGCATCGGGCGGATGTATGCCCATGCGCTAGGATTGGCCAAAGCCCACTCAGAGAACGTGACACCAGCCACGCCCGCGCCGACGAGACTATTGTAACGGTCGGAGCCAACGAGCTGCCATGTGCTGCCGTTGATGAAGCGAATGAACATCTCCTGCTCATTCGTTGAAGCCCGCAATTCCTGCGGGAATGCTTCATCTATGCGGCGCTTGCCGGTGTGCGGGTTGACCGCTGCCCACAGCGCTTTCCGGGCTTGGGCGTATTCAGGTAGCAGAGTCCAATATGATGCAGGGCGTTCAAACGCCGCAATGGCAGTCCTATGGAGGAGAACGTCATCCTTCCCCGCCCGCCGATGCCATATCCCGATGGCCCGCTTCCCTCCCCTTTCGAGGTAGTTCCACATCGGCAACTGGTAATTTCGCGGCTTCCAGTTGTTTGGAAGCGAAATGCTCGTCATCAGCCGGAGAAGCGGTTAATGACAACCTGCACCGGCCCGCCGCCTTCCCCTGTCACCTGCATGGGCAGAACCTTGCCGAGAAGCGCCATGAACGGGCCGGGGTTCTCGATTGCCTGCTGCTGTAGGTATGCCGCCATATCCCCATTGCCCGCGTCTGTAGCGGCCTTGAGAATGGCGTCCTTGAGCAGCGTGGTCGTCCTGTTGGGAACGCCCTTGGGCCGTCCTGGGCCTGGTCTGCCCTCTCCGATTTTCGGCGTTTGTTTTTTCATGATCACCCTCGGCGGTCTGAGCGCGCGAATGGTCTATTCTGATGAGCTTGCCCGCGCGCATGTCCCCTTGAGCTTAGGCATCTCGGGAGAGCGATGGGACAGGGCGGGCAAATGTTGACTGAGTTCGATGTGGGTGCGTAAAATAATCAAACTCAGTGTGATTTTCCTGTTGACACGTCCAACTGAGTTGGATATATGTAGGTCACCAACAAGGGAGTTACGCAGATGACCACCGCAACGATCAAGTTCCACATCGACACTATCGCCAAGTTCACCGCCGAGATGGAAACTGCCGAGGCCGCTGGCGACCAGATGACTGCCGGGATGATCTGGGATGCGATCGTATATCGGAAGAAGCTTCTCGCCAGCCTCGGCGTTGTCATCATCTGATGAGCGAACCAACCGAATACATGGAATATTGGGCTGATGTGGGTGATAACCGCATCGGCCCATTGATGCGCGAACTAGTGGAAGCGATTGCCGATTGCGACGACCCTGACGCCATCAAGAAGATATCCGTCCGGCTCAAGTTTCTGAGCAGTTCCGTGAACTCCTACGCCAACAGGAAAGCCGCGCGCAGATGACCGCCACATCGTTCACCAATTGGCTCGCTGACATGAAGTCGGCGGGCCTTGCCCGTTCTGATGCCGAATGCGCTAGACTGCTGGGCATTTCCCCCAATGGCCTGATCAAGCGCAAGAAGCAGGGAGCGAACCTCGAAACCGCCCTTGCTTGCCGTGCCTTGCTGCACCGTATGGAGCCTTATGCGTGAACCTGCAAGGATATGTTGCAGGTTGGGGGATGCGAGGCGGCATGTCGCCCATGCCATTGTGAGGGCATTACCGCCTCACCCCGCATATCGGTGCGCCGAAGCGCGAAACCCGTTGCGGATATTACGCTACCCGCGAATTGCTGTGCCAGGGCTGACCCCAGCCGCTATCCGCTATATGCTGGAGAAACAGCGCAGACGCTTCATCGGGAGGCAAGTTGCCATCGTATACCATCCGCCCGTGTTCATCGAAACGAATGCCCGCCACGCGCTCCGGGCCGTCGCCGATCTTTTGCTTGAACACTATGAGGTAGCGATCGACGCTCAGCCTGTCCGTCTCACGGAATTGAATGCCGGTAGCGGCCTCAGCAGCGACAGGGACGGCAACAGCCGTGGCGACCGACGCTGTTCCTATGATCATCTCACGACGGTTCATAGATTCCTCACCTCTCTCGCGCGAAACTCTGGCAATAAACCGCTGACGCGCGCCGCACGAGGGCGCTGGGTTTGGCTTGGCGTGTATTCCCATCTGAGATGGTCCGCCCGGTGGTTACCAAATCATCCGCACTCAGAATTAACCGAACGTGAGTTAACGCGCAAGAGGCAATTTACGCCGCCGCCAGCTTGTCCGTCTTCACCCGGATCTTCACTTCGCCACCGAACAGGCGCACGATACCCTCGACATCGCCTGTGTCGAGTAGCTTCCTCATTCTGTCGGCATCGCCCGTGACGCGCATGGTCTGGCCTTCGAACGGGCCTTCCGTGAGAACGTGCTGGGTGCCCTCGGCGAACTTCTGCGCCATGTATTTGCGGGCCTGTTCCGTCTCGTCAAAGCGCATGTCCACCTCTGCGAGATAGAATTCTTCCACGGCTCGATACGGAATGCGGAGCGGCACCTGGTTGTTGCGCAGAAAATCCTCGACCCCTTCGCATGCCCTCGCAAACCCGAAGTGCTTCACGTCGGCCGGCATCCCCACGAAGATATAGCGCAGCATCAGCGGCCGTTCGATGACGTGCTTGACGTGGGTGCGCTTGTTCTTGCGCTCGATACGCTGGCGGGGGAAATAGACCTCGAACGACGCCTTGCGCAGATTGGACGCGGCCTTCTCCTCGCATTTGGGGTTCGTGCGGATGACGAACCAGTGGCGATCTGCGCTCGGTGGCTTCATGCGTTACCTCGCTTCTTCGAGAAACCGCCCCATGCGGGCGCGCTTGGCCCTGTAGGCGTGCATCCCGTGCAAAACTGTCGTATGGTCCCTGCCACCCAACAGGCGCCCGATCTGAGGCAATGAGAGCGATGTGCGCCGGCACGCCCAATAGCAGATGAACTGCCGCGCCAACGTGATCTCCCTTTGCCGCGACCGGCCCTTGATGTGGATGACCTTGTGCTTGAACACGAGGGCGGCGCGGCGCTCGATCCGCTGATACTCCGAGCGCGGGATCATCTCGCGAATAGCCCTGAGCGGGTCCAGATCGCGTGACGCCTTCCTCGCCTCGATCTCTTCCTTGGCCTGAGCCGCCTCGCGCAACAGCATGTTGGTATGCTTCAGGCGTTCGGCGTGTTCCCTCTTGGCGAGGACAGCCTTTGCGAACTCCGGATTGTAGCCGATTGGCGACTCTTGGAACATGACGCTTACTCCGCTGCTTGCTTGCGCGCCTCGTATTCCATCGCCCATTTGGAGCGAGGCTGAGGACGGTTGATGTTGACGACGTTGGTTTGCTTCTCGGACTGGCGGGCCTGGAATGCGCGCTCATGTTCGCATTCGTCCATCCACCGCTCGGAATTGAGATAGACGGACAGGAGGTTGATGTAGGGCTTGTCCTTGTCGAGCAGGGTGCGCAGAAACCATTGCGCGCCGTCAATCATGTCCTGTGGGTCTGCGCCCAGCTCCAGCCATTTGATGTAGGTCGGGCGAGCCTTGCCGCGTCCGTCCGTCTTGCGGGCGTGGGGAAGCCACAGCTTCCACAGCGTTTCGAAACCAGTCGGTTCCTGTCTCATGCTGCCTCCTTCGTCTGCACGTTCCATTGCGCCAGCGTCTCGCGAACGTCATCGATCGAACGCACCACCGCGAACGGCACGGCATAGGA